CGTAAGAAGGCTTGGGCGTTAGTTTCTGAATATGTCCGTAGGTCAGCCGCCAATGAACACGGCATAGTTTTATGCTTTACTTGCGGCAAGCCCCATATGTGGACGGATATGGATTGCGGACATTACATCCATAAAGACTGCCTTGATTATGATTTGGTAAACCTTCATCCTCAATGCGGCTATTGTAACCGGCGCTTACACGGTAATAGGGGGATATACGCTGAAAGACTAATCGCAGAATATGGAGAAGCTACTATCTCGGAGTTAAGGGTGCGTTCTGAAAAAGTAAAGAAATTTAACATTACAGAACTTGAAGAAATAATAGGGAAATACAAAACACTTTTAAAGGAGCTTCCCAATGGATGAAGTGAGAAAGGTATTGGAAGAATTAACTAAGGAGGGAGTATGAAATACAAATTAACAAAAGTAACAAAAGAGTGGTGTGGAGTTACCTTATTTCAAATTGAAGCACTTACATCTTTTGGTAATATCAAGAAGGGTGATAAAGGTGGATTTATTGAAAAAGAAAGTAATTTAAGTCAGTATGACGACGCTTGGGTGTATGGCAACGCTCAGGTGTCTGACGACGCTTGTGTGTTTGGCAACGCTCGGGTGTCTGGCAACGCTCAGGTGTCTGACGACGCTTGGGTGTATGGCAACGCTCAGGTGTCTGACGACGCTCAGGTGTCTGGCAACGCTCGGGTGTCTGGCAACGCTCAGGTGTCTGACGACGCTCGGGTGTCTGGCAACGCTCAGGTGTCTGGCAACGCTCGGGTGTTTGGCAACGCTCAGGTGTCTGGCAACGCTCAGGTGTATGGCAAATTAAAATTAACACTTGGTTTTTTCTTTGGTTTGCGTTACCAAAAAGAAGAAATTAAATATGTAAAATTAGATGATGATTATGAAATCATTTGTAAAGGCGATATAAAAATTGAAGAAGATAAACCAGGGAGAGAGATAAAAGGCGTGGATATATGAAATCACAACATAATTTTTATAACACCGCCCTCCTCGCCATAGACAAACTCTACAAAGAGAAGTTTTTAAGGATGGTAGAAAAATGTAAGGAATATGATTTCAGACACCAAGTTTATCCGGAAAGAAAGTAAGCGTTGAATTGGATGGGAATAAGTATACGGCCACAATAGATTGATTGTTCTTAAATAACCTGGGGGAGTTTGTGGCGTGGGAACGCAGTACTTAGCGGTATTAGTAAGCAAAGAGCATCTTACACCTCCTTATGGCTTCTGCCATCTATGCTATTCAAAATAGCAGGAGATTATGCTTACTGCCAAGCTCTCCCAGATAAAATATGGGCAAGGTTAACACCTAAACTCTCTAAGCGGTTATATCTCTAAGACAGCTGTTAATGAGATGAGCTGGAAGCGGGGGAAGGGCTGCGAAAGCAGTAGCCCAGCTAAAATATGGGGCTGTGGCACTCTTATAAAGTGCGATAGGTAAAGCAGGATAGCATCCTGAACTGGTTCAAATCCAGCCAGCCCCTAAACTAAAAAGGAGTGAAGAATGAACGAACGCAAAGCAAAATCAATCCGTAAGCAGTTATTTAGTGAGGGAATAGTAATCAAGGCAGAGCCTTATTCCCAACAAGGCAATCAGGTAATATCAAGCAAGGGTAGAAGAATTTATCAGAAGCGGAAAGGCAGATAAGGATGAAAGGAAAATGTAAACACGAATTAGACCAGGGTTACGAAAGTTGGTGTGAAAAACACCAGCAATTTCTTTCTGGCTCTACCTGTGAGAATTGCGCCGATTACGAAGAGGCAAAATAATAATGGAAAAATATTGTGTATCGCTTGAAATCGCTAAGAAGTTAGTGGAGGCTGGATGGAAGAAGGAAACGGAGTTTTGTTATAAAGTTAATATAGTTTTACCTACTAATGGTTTTACGGAGGTGTGTGAGTATGAAATAATCTCTAAAGATAAAATAAAACCGAAAAAAAGAGTTGAATTCTACCCCGCCCATCTCTCCGATGAAATTTTGGAGGAGTTTCCGGATAGCATTAAAGAATATAAATTTTATATTTTTAAAGATGAGCGTGGATATGGAGTTGGATATAGCACGGATGATGAAAATGAAGAACATAGAGTTTTAGGGCAAAAAGAAAATGAAAGAGATAACGAAATTCCATTTATAGAAAAATCTTTACCCAACGCTTTAGCCCTAATGTATATCTATCTAAAATCCAATAACTTATTAGAAGGGGGGAAGTAGGATGAAAAAGATTGAACTAATACCACCGGACAAGAAACAATGTCAAGCTGAGCAGTTAATAGGGGGGTCTTTTTCACTTGGTAGACCTTACTATAAACGGTGTAATAAAAAACCAGTTGTTATAATTACTGAAACTAAAAAACCGTATGGTTCAATGTCTTTATGTGCAGATTGTTTAGTAGTTGCCTCAAAACAACTTGGTAAAAAATTTACAATAAATAACCTCGAAGAACTTAAATGAACACAAAAGAGATTGAGGAAGCGGTAAAGTCATTAACTCTAGTTACGGGAATTACGAAAGATGGAACTGGATTTTTAAACAGAAAAGCATTAGACACTGCATTAAAAGTTATGCAAGAATATTTAGCGGTGAAGGGATTGCCGGAAGGAAAAGAAGAAAAACACGATGGTTCTGGAAATAATCTTTGTCAGTATAGTGAAGCTAAGTCTTTCAACCAAGCCCTCCACCTTTGTAAGCTTGCCCTACTCAAAAAAGAAGCGGAGTGGAAGGAGAAGATACCGAGTGAGGAAGAAATGAATGAATTTTTACAGATTTATTTTTCCAATAAATTACAGGATAAAGAAGTAAGGTTTAACACTAGAGATTTAGCCACTGTCATTCGTAAGATGCTTGAAGAAAGGATAAAGTGAAAATTCTAATCTTAATATTTTTTATCTTTATGACAATTGGTTATACGAGCGGTCTAATAAAAAGAACTAAATCTCTGGAAGAAGAAAACATCTACTTAAGGCACTTCTATGAAAATAAACCTACCAAAATTGTTAATAGTTCTGAAATAAAAAAGGATAGAATTACTTGGTTAGCTTTTCCAGTTTCTACTTCTATCAGAAGAGTTTGCAAAATAGAATGGGTAAATCCAAAAACTAAGGAAGTAGAGGGATTTGAAATACCCGAAAGGATGAGATGAGAAACTGGATTATAGTGCTTAAGAAGGTTAGGAAGATAATTCATGAGCAAGGTACGGATTCAACTCTTCTTCAAGCTAAATATGTAACAGACTTTATAAGAAAGAATTTTAAGCCAAAGAAAAAGAGCAAGGTATTTTTGGAAGAAAGGATGAGATGACGCTATTCCAATGGTTACTATTAGCTTTCTTTGCGGTCTGTGTAGTTGTAATCTTAGGGCTTATGTGGTTATTCGGAGGAAATGAGGAAGGGGAGTATGCTCACCCAAGCGATGAAAGGGGGATATAGTGGAACTTTATTTAGATACGGCTTTGATATTTCTTGTAGCTGGATTGTTCTTTGAGTTAGGAAGAAGGTTAATTAAGAAGTAACATCAACTTGGAGTAACAATACCTAATGGGTAAAACTTCTTTTTGTCTTGATTGCGATAAACGAAGTACCTGTAAAGAAATATGTCCAGAGTTAGAGAAAACATTACCAAAACCGAGAAGTGGGGGGAATAGTAAGGAGTTCCCGACTAACAACATTGACGAGGTAGCTATTAAATGGGCTTTAGGAAGGAGAGGGAGGAGAAAGCCAAACTATCTTTATAACGACAATTACGAACTATCTTAAGAAATCTTTAAGGGCTAGTGCGATATCGTTTACTATCTGAATAAATTCTTTGTGGTCAAAGTTAAATAGGAAGTTTTCATTACCGTCCATTCCGCCATATTGTTCATAGCGACAATCTCTACAGGAAAGTATAGCCTCAATTACCTCGTGTAAAAATATGGGAACTACATTGGACGGATTACCCGTTCCTACCTCCAATAGTAGTTTGTCAGACCAGAACCTTCCTCCACTGTATTTATTATTACTTTTTACTTTCCACTCTTGACCACCGATTATAACCTTCTTAGGTATTTTCATTTTTTATACCTTACTTCTCCAACAAAATACTTTCTTAAAAAATTAAGAACTTTATTGTCAAAATTATAATTTGGTTTATGGAGAATAAAAACCTGAAACCTCCAGATAGTTTCTACAATTATATCGTCGCATATCCACCTTCTTAGAGATTGTGGAAAAGGATGATGGGGGTAGGGGAGAGACCATTTAATCTTACGCAAACAATTGCTTATTTTACTTATCATATAGTCCTTAAATACCAAAATCCTTCGCTGTCTGTATAGATAATCAGTCTATATCTCTCTTCAAATACGCCATTATAAATTATTTGTAATTTTTCCATTACCGTTACTTACTACGTCAAGTGTTTTAAGTGGCTTTAAGAACACTGGCTTAGAACAGGAAAAACAACAATAGGGGTAGTTTTTACAACACTTGCCACAACTTAAAATTTCATCAATGGTTCTTTTTTTCTTTTTCATAACAACCCTTACACCTGTATTCATTCCCTTTTTGGACAAATACCTTTTTTTCTCCGCATTTACATACTGGGTCTTTCTGGTGTGAAGCATAAACGCTAAATGACTTTTGTAGGAACTTTGTCAAGGAACTCCTCTTTTAATACCTGGGCTACCCCATCAGGGCAACTCCGGCAGTGGTTTTTGTTTGCTGGCATAGCATTACAATAGTGTCCTGCTATAGCCTTAATAATCAGTTTTATGTCCTTCTCTCCTTCTGCCCTACTACGGAGAGCGAAGGTAAGCAGGTCTTGGAGGGCATAAGCATAAGAACACCCGCAATCGTTGGTTTTTGACGGCGGGTGAAGAAGAACAGAGGCGAACTCCCCTTCCTCTTTTCGATTTATAATAATATAGATATTCTCATTGTTACAGGTTTTACGGATATAAGTCTTAGATGTCATAGTGAGGTCTGGGCTAATCTAATATACTTATGTATTCTATCCCAAAGTTTCTTAGTAGATTGAACATCCTCAATATTATGAACTAGGATATAGTCTATGGCTTCTTGCATTAACTTTGGATTGCCAGTCATAAGGTAATTCCAATACTTAGTCATAATTGGGTGTTGTTTAGCCCCGATACCAAAAAACTCGCAACCTGATTTTAGCGAGTTTGATTTAAGTCTGAATTTATTTTTGAGTATTAAATGAGTGTCAGTAATGGAGTGGAATTTATAGAGCGGAAAGGGTAACTTCCATAGTTCTGCCCTGGAACGGAGCATAGGTATGTCAAACTTCCTATCCCCTATGTAGTGCCCTACAATGCGGTTAAATGGCTTGATATCCTCACAGAACTGGATTAAGAGGTTCTTGTCAAACTCTGCCTTATAGAGGTCTTTGAGGGTAATACTACGCTTAATAAGCCTTCCTTGCTCGTCTCCTAAGACATAACATATAATAAAACCCCACGGAGCAGTCAAATCGGTAGCCTCTATGTCTAAAAAGGCTATCTTTTCAACTAATCCGTGGGTTTTATTGAAACAAATAGGATGTTCTATCCCCGAATGACCGTGGAAACACCTAAACTTATATCTTTGGTTGAGTTCTGACTTGCTTAGTGCTTTTAAGTTGAGCAAACATCCTCCTCACTTATACAAGGATTTTATCTGTTGATAAAGCTGTTAATTTCCTTTTAATTCATTAGGTGATGGTATTCTAGCACATCCCCCAAATCCCACGTGAATTTCGTAAGCTATGCCCCCTGTTTGAACGCTTGTGGGGTTAGGCTTAAATGTTGGTTTTATAAAAGTAGCCCAACAAGCAAAAATTAATAATGCAGATAAGATAAAATAAACTAACCAATGTCCTAACCACTTAGCTATCGGTATTAACCATCCTGGCATTTTCCCTCCATAGTTTATGTGTTTCATTATGGCAAGACTTACAAAGAGAAACTCCATTATCTATATCCCAAAATGGTTTATAAGATATAGATAATTTTGCTAAAATTTCTTTATCATCTACGGGGGAAAACCAATAATATTCCTGTAAGAAATCTTGCAATATCTTGGAAAAAGCCTTAAGGTGGTGAGGATGTAGAATACCCCCTCTATCAAAACATTGTTGACAAGTCCAACCGTCCCTAAGAAATATTGCTTTACGCCATATTTTAAACTCTTCATATACCTATTTAATTATCCCTTTTTCTTTTAATAAATCATAAACCTTTGTTGCTAACGCACCTATTACTATTCCGATTAAAAAGTTAATCATTTTTTCCTCCTTAGTTTAATAACAACATCATCTTTTGTTCAATTTCCTGCATCCTTTTTATTACATCTTTTAACACTGTGGGGGATATGTGAAGTGATTGGTTGTGTGCTATCTCCATATGTGATTTTAATGACTGGTAAAGTGGTCTGAATTGTTCGTGCCTTATATTATCTATAATCTTCACTAAGTCAGCCATTAAATTCTATCCTTTCTCTCATTGTCGGTAATCTTTCTTTTCCGCATTTTCTGCAAATATAAACAAAGTACCATCTACCATTACGACTTCTTTTTTCCACTATCCAAGTATCACATCCGCAAATACAGGTCATTTTTTAATAAACCAATTTATTAAAGTAACAAGTAAATCCTTTGAGCCAGTTCCCACTAAAGCCCCTATCACCCCTCCCACTAAAGCAGAAGTCCAGAAACGCTCCTTAAGGTCTTTAATGTTAAATTCAGCTATTAGTAATCTATCTCTAAAACCACCTTTTTGGTCTCCTTCCATAACGTGGCTACTATGGGTTTTTAAAATTTCCCATAACTTCCCCCACTCTCCTTCTTTTAAGCAAGCAATATGTTCATCCATTGTTCTCCCGCTATTTTAAAATTATTGTACTATATATATTTGCATATGCTACTATGGCAACTACTCCAAATAAAGCTATAATTTTTATTTTTGGGAGTAAATCTTTACCATTAATTTTAATCATCTTGACCTCATTCTAACCAACCCCTTATTGCTGCGTTACAACCTACCGCCAAAGCTGTATCACCAACTACGCTAATCTTTAAATCTGCTGTGGCTGGTATCTTTGTGGGTACTTCTAATTCTCTATGGAATGACTGGTTGACCATACCTATTTCATTAAAAGGAAACCATAAGGTTGAAGGTAGCCCAGTCCCAGGGTCAACTTTTGCCCTTGTAATAAAGGTAACGTAGTTAAATTTACCGGAAGCTGTGGTGTTGCCTACTCCAGCACTAAAGGAGATAGAAGTAATGTAAAGTGATTTTCCGGCAGGGACAGTATAAACCATCTGCCTTGACTGGGTGAGACCTATACTGATTTGAGCATATACGGTAGCAGCAGTTGTTAACTTAGCAGTAATAGTCCCAGCCGCAACCCCATTTGCACCTGCGGCACTAATCCACATTTTATTAATCCTTAAGAATGAATTAGCAGTAACAACGGCAGTATCCGCAAGGGTTACTTCTTCGGTAATTTCTGCATAAGAAGAATTAAGACCACTTATTTTAATTTTTTGTGCACCACTCCCTCCGTCTTTGTCATTAGTCGTGTCAGAAGAAACTACATCTAATTTAGTCGCAGAAGCGGGGAAAGCATAAACCGAATTACCCTCCCAGACATCCATTGCGGAGTTAGATACTATACAACGCCCGTATTTGGCAAAGGGAGTGTGTTCTGGTTCATTTCCCTCTGCAATATCAAATAAATAAGGCATACAAGACACTCTGGGTTTATTATCTATATGTCTTACTCCATATGGCTTAAGTTGTTCATCTATAAGTCTTACTGAAGGGTAACCCATTAAAAAGTCCTCATATAATTCATATTTTTTTTAATATTTTCGTATTGTTTAAGTGCCTTATCTGCCGATTGCCTAAGTCTTAAATACTTATACACTCTTCCAAGTTTAGTTTCCCCGACAGGGGTTTGTCCTATCTCGGTAAAAATATGAAGAAGATTGTCTTTAGGATGTTCTCCGAGAGTATCAGATACATACTTAACTTTTTCCTGGATGTCAGGGTCAGAACAATCCCTGCCGTAAATTTCCATCATCTCGTATAATCCCCTGTCAACTTCTGGTGGAGAAGAGACTAAGATACGGGAAACTTCTTCTTGGACAATTTCTGGTTGGTCGGAGGATTTGGCTATGGGCATTTAATTCCTTTTATTCTTATAATAAAATTAATTATCGGAGATAAAACATACATACAAAATAATGAGAATAAACCGAATAATAGTGAAACAAAAAATAATGCAATTATTAATTGTATCACAACACCCTACCCTGTAAAACTTCTCTTTGAAAACTTCCCTTTGGAGGTAAGTCGGGATTTCCTAACATTGTGTTGTATTGACCTTCAGGGTCGTTCCTTAATTGCCATATTTTAAAAGCCTGTAAAGCCATTGGAGCGTAACCAAACATCCCACCTATAGTTTTTAACGTTCTACCTATTAGCGGAACATCTTGCGGAAGTTCTGCTATTTTAGCCGCTACCTTATAACTACCCATTCTCTTAACTACTTCCTTGGGCATCACCTTCTCCACTGCTACTTGACCCTCTGCTCCACCAAATTTATTTTTAATTGAATCCAATAATGAATTAAACTTAAACTTACTTTTTACCTGGTTATATGGTTCAATAAATTTTTTGTATTCCGCTCTAACACCTTCCATCTCTGGTACTGCTTCGAGTTGTGCTCCCCTAATGTTATTAAGCGTATCTACTACTTCAAGATTGTTATACCTAATATTTTTTGGTATCTTTGTATTCATATAATTAATAATTTCTTGGGATTTATTTAAAGACAACGAAGTATTAGGTATTTTTATTTTATCTCCAACCATATTTTTTAAGTATGGTGTTTTTTTAAATACAGTTTTAACTTCAGGAGAAAGTTCTTTCCAATTAGCATTTATCTCTTCTACCGCACTCTGTAAAGATACGGGATTGTTAGGGTATTTAGAACTTAGTTGTTCAATTTGGTTTCCAAATGTTGCTACTCTGTCGCTATGTGCCTGAACAAAAGAAGCCCTAATGGATTCGGCAAAATTAGCACCTTTTTTAATATTGGTAACTTTGTCAAGATTTGCGATACCCCTGCCGACAGTATCAACTCCCTTAATTACTTTCTGTGGTATACCAGTTTTTGCTAAACCCAATCCAGCCAACGCCGCAGTTCCTATCGCTCCCGTAACTCCTAACAATGAGTTAGCCTTAGTTTCAGATTGTTGGTTCATAGGCTTTAGTTCATACTGCGACCATTCATCATTTTGCGGTTGGTCTTTTAATATATAAGCATCCCATTCGTCAGCCATTATAATCCTTTTGCTTTTTTAAATGCTTCAACCTTATCTTTTGGTATGTTATATTTTATCCCGTTTATATCAAATGTTTCCATTTCTTTTCCACTCTTCCCACCACGGGTAGTTTTAATATCTTCTACTAATTGAGCAAGTTGACCAAGTTTTAGGCTTCCTGATTCGTAGCTATCCATTAATGACGGAACTAATTGCACCACAGCCCTCTGTTCATACTCACTAAGATTCCCTACATCACCCATACCTCTGGCTAATTGTGCTCTTACCCCTTTAACAAAACTTGCATAAGCCTGGTCTTGTTGTTGAGCACTCGTTGCACCAGCACCCTTTTTTAATATATCCCATAATCCGAGTACCGGAACTAAACCAGTTTTAGTAATGGCACCCTTATAGGGAGAGGTTTTAAGCCAAGCATTTTCTATTGTTTTACCAACTGTTTTTAGTCTATTTGATTTGCTGATAGCTGTCTCGTTTTCTTTTTGAACAGCAATATTAGTTTGTTTTTGTGATTCAAGTTTGGCACTCCAGCGAGGGTCAATCTCCATCTTAAAACCAGTTGGAGAAGAATAATCAGGAACTTTAATAAACTGCGGTTGTTCGCCCAACCCACCAGATGGTTCGCTAGGATTTAAATTACCACTACCTAAGGCTGTAAGAAATGCCTTTTTAGCGTTTTCTTCCTTAGCCATTTCTTGTCTTTTCATCTGCATATTCTGGAAATTACTCAAGAAAGGTTGTCCGGTCATTCCTTGACCCATAGCCATAGCACCTTCAGATAAACCCATACCCAAGTTACTTAAAAAACTATTTTTACCTCTGTCTTCATAATCATATTTTGCCATTATATCACCTGACCCTTTGAATAACGTTTGATTATTTCATCTTCAAATCTCTGTTGTGCTCCCTTAACTTTAGAATTATATATATCTCTCGTTGAATAACCCTTTTGCCATACAGGTTGCTCTTCTGAAGCCCCGATTTGGGGAGAAAAACCATAGTTTCTAAAAGATACTAAATCATTCGCTGATTGTTTAGCCATACCAATTAAATCTAATTTAAGTTTTTCTTTACTTCCTTTTTGGTCAGCAAAAGAAGAACTTAGGTTATCTAAACCCATAGCCTTATCGTTCTGTTGGGTAAACGCACCGCTTAAACCTTGACCAGTTTGATAAGGTTGAGGGTTAGTGGTGCCAAATCCGGTTAGACCATAATTTTTATCGCCACCAGCCATCCCTGACAAACTAAAATTACCAGTTCCTCCTGAAGTAGCCGGAGTTGGTGATTGTGGTGTTCCTGTTTCTCCACCCATTTATTTCTCCATTTCCTGTATAGCTTTAACTAAAATACCTATCATTGTAAGTGGCTTAATACCTTCAATTTTTCCATCTTTATACCAAACAGCTTCAGGGACAATCTTAGCTAATTCCTCAGCGATAATCCCAATGTCGTGTGTTCCATCTAACCAATCAAACTCAACTACCTTAATTTTCTTTATTTTATCTAAAGCTATGCCCATAGTTTAATATTAGTTTTATAACGAATTGAAGAAGCAGCAGCAAACCCTCCCCCTACACTACCAGCTGCTCCAATACCACTACCCATAAGATTCATCATAGATGAATAACTTTGACCAGCTAACTGGGCGTTTGCCCCATACATAGAGGAATAAGCATTAGAATAATTACCATAGTTCTGGTTATTAGCACCTGCCACTGAACTCGGTGTAAAGGTAGAAGCATAATTAGAATACCCTGGATTACTCGGTTGGGCTAATGGTTGACGTCCAGCGGTTGAAAGACCTAAATCTCTATAATAATTCTGCCAATCCTGTTGCTGTTGTAAAAGCCCACGGCTAACATAATCAGCCCCAACTCCAGAACCAACATTAGTTCCGAGATTAGCGTTTACATCAGATAGGTATTGTGACTTCATCCACTCTGGAACACCACTTTCCATCCCAGTTAAAGCTTGTCCCGCTAATTTTTCCTGTAAAGCGGAAGTTTCAGGGTACATAGCCTTCTGTGCGTCATACATAGCTTGACCTAATGGAGCAGCATATTGCTGTGCTAACTCAACCTGTTGTTGTGCTTCAAGAGGTGCGTATTTCTGTTGTAACTCAAACATAGCAGGATAATTAGAAATCCAATCCTGCATATTCTCTGCCGTAGTAGGTGCTGCTGGCGGTGTTGGTGTTTCTACTGCTGGTGAACCCATTTATTTCTCCTTGTTAAAAATTGTTATGCTTTAAAAATTCACTGATTAAAATTTTTCTCTCTTCTTTGCGGTTCTTTCTTCCCCGTTGGAAAACTAACCATTTACCCTTAGGGAAAGTTTTTAATGCCCTCAATATAAAATGTTTGCCTAATCCCTGTCCCCGGTAATCGGGATGGATTGCTAAATCTAATATAAACCCAGTTTCACCATCATCGGATATATTCCAACGGACTAAACCTATTATTTCTCCCTGTGGAGTGATAGCATAATCTATGGTGTGAAATTTATAATGCTCATTGAGATAATTTTTTACTAAGTTCCTATCTGTATAGGGGAGATACTTTTGTATAAACTCTGTAAGTTTCTCTAATAACTTTGGTTCCATCTATGCCCATCTTGGTTGACCACTTGCGTTGATGGTGAGAACTTGACCTGCTGTCCCAGGAGCTATTCTTTTCCACGGGTCAGGGTCGGTTCCTTCGTAATAAAACATATCACCTGTCACCTGATTACTAATTTCCCAGATAGCTGTATCAGCGAGGTTGTTTAATTTAGTGTGCGTAACCTGTTCAGTAACTCCGAAGGTATAATTACGCCTAATCATCCTTGTGGCTAAGAACGGAACTCCACCTTCTAATGTTCCGGTCAAAGTCAATTTCGCTGGAGAAACTGAAGAAGAAATATGAACTGAAGGATTATATAGGGTAAATGATAACGTTTCCCCTGGAACTACCACAGAGTGTCCTATTACTACCGCATTGACCATAGCGGTCATATTTAGGGTAGTAGGAGTAACATTGATACCTATGCCATAAGTGGGAGCATTGAGTGTTGCTGTGAAGGTTAAAGTAGCTGGAGAAACGTCTACCGAAACTGAAGTTATGAAATTATCTACATAGAAAGTATTTGCACTATCCGCATTGGCTACTGTGATTATGAATGTATCTATTGCGTTCTTGTCTGCGTCCGCTACCCCTGATATATCCCAAGCAATACTTTGCCACGCATTAGCACTTGTTATATTTGGTGTGATTTCGGTAGTAGTCCCGCCTGTATCGTGAATGCCGAATTTAAGATTAGACCCCGTCCTACTTGAGTAAACATCAAATCCGATAGTATTTACACCACTGAAGTCTTCGGCTGCCATTTTAGAATGTCTTAGTTAAAGTTTTATTTAACGCTCCTGTAGTTGCTACTGCTTTTAGAGAATAACTCCCTTGTGTCTTGATTGTGGCTTCGGAGTAGGATTGGAGAGAATAGGATTGTACATAAACCTTGAAATACCTATTCCAACCCCACCCACCAGTCCATCCACCTACGGTATACCAATATGCTCCATAATAACCATAAGCGTTAAGTTTGGAAGACAGTGTCCAGTAAACATTAGTTGCTTGGTCAGGACAGGTTATTACTAACCAGTAAAGAGTTGAGGCATTAAGCGAAAACGGAGTTGCGAATGTTCCCTTAATTACAGTATTCTCTGCCGGAGGAGTTACTACAATAGAAGCATTAGCATCAGCTAAAGTGCCTGAAGGAACACCTGAATTATCAGTCTCTATTCTAAATGTCCAGTTACCAGAGGGAGTTCCACTTGTTGAACCTCCCCTCCTAACTTCAACGGCAGTAACAACCAAAGTACCTGATAACTGAAAAGATTGACCGTAGTGCATTTGGTTAGTAGAACCCTTACCAAACGCATCATCGTTATCATAAGTTGTCTGTTGTTGGTCAACAGACTCTCCAACAGACGCATTAGTTACATACGCCGCCTGTGCATTGGCGTCAGAGGAGTATTCCATAAAATCAATTTCGCTCACGTGACCTCCAATTGTAGTTTGCCATAGTTATCCTTTAAGAAAAACTAATAATTCCGTCTCCGTCCCAAATTATGGTAAACGTCCCAGAACTTACTGCCTTTGCCCCGCCAAAATCTATAGAGCAAATTAAGTTATCCGCAGAAGCGTCTACAGTTGTATCGTATAAAAGTGCATAGTAAGCTGTAAAAGTAGCAGTAGTCCAAGCAGTATCAGCAGCATCAAATTTAATTGTAGCTGAAGAGCCGTCTACAGGAGTAAGCGTTTGTGTCCCTAATGTCGCCCCACCCTGTGTGTAACCAGTTGCTGTAGCTAATTCGTTAGTCGTAGAATAATTCCTTGAAGTTGCTGACAGATTGTAACTATTGTCATAAAGTGCTACCTTGATTGTGTCTCCACCACTCGCCAAGTTTACTTTCTTGGTGAGGACATTAGACTTGAAAATGTTAGAAACAAAACTCGCCATAACTATTCCTTTCCCTTTCCTAATTCCTGCTGTTTACCTTGTATTTTAAGACAAGGAACATAAATCTCCACATCAATACGACCATTCTTATGTTTAATCTCCCTACTCGTAGCTTTGACTATTCCGTTTTCGTCGCAATCTACTAACTTATCTCCTATCTTTAGCAACATAAAGTTACTCCCAATAATCCTATTAATGAACCATCGTGATTTATTTTTTTAGATTTAGCTTTTATTTCATAGTTTCCATCTTTGTCTTTAGGTGCTTCCTCGGAAACACCATCAAAATGTAAATATTTTTTCTGTGCCATTTTATCTCCTATGGAGTAGCCCAAGTTGGGGCAGTAGCTCCGGCGTTCATAGTTAACACTTGTCCAACCGTTCCAGGAAGTAAAATTTTCCAATCAGTTCCATCGTAATAGCACATTGCTCCTACAGCTTGATTAGTTATTACCCAAGTGGCTAAGTCAACGAGGTTATGGAGCTTAGTATTAGTTATATTTTCTCTGTTAGAAAATGTTTGACCTTTAGTTATAGTAGGTGAACTCATCTATGCCGTCCTCTCCCACATATAGACCACCAAGTATGGTTGGAGATTATTATGTGCTGTTCCACTTCCCGTTGAGTTAATAGTAGCTGTGTTTGTAGAACCACCATAACCCCAAGTTGCTCCAGCTCCTGCAACACCGCTTCCATATACTGTCATAGTGTGCGAGTGGGATGGCATTTCTGCTTCAGTTAGGGTGTGCGTTGCTTCTCCACCTGTAGTTCCTGCTGTATATCCACCACCAGCTCCCAATAAAACTCTTCCCTCACCCAAAGCACTCCAAGTTCCAAAACCTAAAGTTGAACTTGGGTTGGTAGCCACTGTAGAAATATGAACTGAACCTACTGGATAAGCTCCAGATATATCAACTGTTAAATTAGCCGATGGTATCTTTCCCGCTCCCGCAACTATGTTGGCAAGCCCAGTTAATTTACTTCCATCTATGTCAGCTAACTTAGATGTAGCAATAGAAGCCGCAGAGTCTATGTCAGCATTAACTATTGCAGTAACGGTCGCAGAATCAACTAACGAATGTAACTTTGCGTTAGTAACTTGTTCCGTTGCCCCGAAAGTATATCCTTTTGTAAGAGTAGCCAATTTAATTCTCCTTCATAATACTTACTAATTCAAGTTCTGCTTTATAGAATTTATCAATACTTTCAGATTTTCCAGTAAGGGTAACGTAATCTGTCATATTAGTATTGTCTTTATAGTGTTCAACTAAATCCCACTCTTTATCTTTATGTTTAAATTTTAATTCAAACTTTTTAAACGTATGGTCGGGGTTAGTTTCATACCTAATCCATATTTCAGGTTTGATGTGATAACTTGAATCAAATAAATCTTCCCTTACTAAATCTCTTTGCCAATCCATTTATACCTCATCCTGGTAGGTTAAAGCATAGGTAATTATAGAACGTTCTAAGACTGTTATATCGTCTGAACCATTAACAGCATTGTGTTGTATTTTTAGTCGTATTTGATTCCATTCACCCAAATTATCTAAATGGAATTCTTCAGTTATAACATTAGCACTCGCTAAGTCAAATGGAAGATTAACGGGTAAGGTTGGAGAATTACCTTGTAATGCTATTGAACCTAACGTTTCATAAGCTCCATCATCTATTGAAGCAGATATAGTTAAAGTATAATCACCTGAAGATAATGCTTTAATCCTTACTATTCCTCCGGATTTCTTAACAAGAGGTTGACCACAATCCTCTTTGCGACCCTCCTCTTGGTAGTTTATTGCTGTGCCATCAGTAATTGTACTTCCCTCATCCGTATATCCATACCAAGCCCTATAAACCTTTCCGTCTGCGTGTTGTCCGTAGTAAAGTCTTTCTTCTCCACCGACTTTATACTTTACCCAGTTACGTGGTTCCCAACCAGTTATAATCATAAATGATTTAGTAGCAGGATAATAAACCCAGGTATCAAAGGTTGACGCTCCAGTTGGAACACCTATGAAAATCTTATTATCAAAGTATTCCATAGTTAGACGGTCAATATAAGCCCAATTTATTGAATCAAATTCTGTTTTAAGATTATAAGATAATGGATAATCAGTTCCAGCCTGGAGTTTATCCTGGACAGTTCTCATTAACGCCCTAAATCCGTCTTGGGCGAAATAATAAATATCATCTCCGGCATTTACCCAACCCTTCTTGCTTACTACCCCACGATTAGTTACTAATGGTTCAGGTTTATCTGTTACTGCTGGTGTAGCACTTGGGGCAAGACCCCAAATAGCGTCTTTACCCATAACAATCATTCCTGTATCACGAGTGGGTACTATACCCCTCTCTTGACCAACAGGAACACGATACCAATTAGTTACATTATCAAAAGCAGTAGAATAATCACTATCGTAAGCATCAGAGAAAAACAACTGGTCGTTCTTTAATATCCATATTCTATTACCATACCAAGACATTACTGTGGAAATGGGAGGAGAAGCAGAAGCTCCCGTAGCTGAACCCAAGTCTTGGATAGCCCAAACATCAGAACTATTCTTGTGAAGTCTTTTGATTGTATCAGTTCCATTGGAAACTAAAATAATGTCGTCAGGAACAAGATCACTTTCCTTTGCTGATAATATGTTAACATCGGTTTGTCCTGTGGTAAAAGCACTCGCTGTGGCGGAAAGAAAACTTCCTGAACCTAACCACTCCCATAGGTTTATATCATCATAGACAACTAATGAATCAGTATATCCTTGCCTGTCATAACTATGTAAATCAGCAAATGTAGTAGAACCTAAGTCATTGCCTATTAACACTGAACCAGGACGCTTAGTAGACTGTCCAGCAGTTCCTATGTCGGCATTATAAAGTACGGTAACCTGATTTTCGGCTATCAAACTCCCGTGCTGTTTAGAGTTTACACCTCCAGAGATGTCCCTGCGAACAACAAATATTTGTGCGTCGTCAGGAGATTTAACTGAAGATAATAATCTTATGTCTTTAATACTCATTAAATTATGCCCTCATCACGACTTAAAGCCTCCGGCTGGAATTGATGGACTATTCCAGGCTGAGCGACTTCTCTGTGTATTCTATCGGATTTCATTATTTGATATTGAGTTTCGCAGACATTTGCCTTAGAACCCTGTCTTTTATATCTCCAGGCATCAGACTGTGCACCCATCTCTATAATATCTTCTATATCTTCAATTACTGGATAATCATAGGTTTGTGATAAAGGGGTTATCTTGCGTTTAGTTCTTAGCTTTATAGTTACCGCACCGCTGGGAACTGGATAAAGATTAAGTATTTTATATCTGCTAACAAGAGTTTCAGGAGACATAACCGCCCTAACCGTACTTCCATCATTGTCATATAAGGTAATCTTTCCAGCCGTTGATGTAGATTTGGAAAATCCAAGAACTTGGGTATATGTATTCGAAGCTGTTACTGCTGTAGTTCCATTACAGGTTAAACTCTCATATACTTCTCCAGCGGTAGAACTTAATCCCCTTAATAGAATAGTCTGCGTAGTATCACTAGCTGAAGAACTTTTTATAATTAATTTCTGTCCAGTTTCCGGCTGTGAAGCAGCTACATCGCTTACTAAAAAGCAAGTATCTGGTGAACCCGTGTCTGTTAAAGCATCTCCATAGTTCTGAAGAAAGTCTTGTTCGGTTACTATATTTATAGGACAATCATTAGTTATATCCACGGCATAGATAAGTCTTTCTGTATTCTCATCAAACGCATAGGCAGAAGTATTAGCTGTGGTAGTTAAACTCTGGTTATGATAAAGTTGTTCCCAATCATAACTATTAATTATATCTCTATATCTATTATTTACCCAGAGTCCGACTATGGTTGAAAAGGCAGAAGAAGTGTCCTGCACATATGAACCAACATTTGCTTTTATTACTGAAAAACTTTTCATAAAAACTCCTATTGTATGTGAAACTGAAAATTACATTTAGGACACTGGATAACTTGATAGTGGTGATTATGAGAAATCAACATCAAATTTTCAGGTCTATTATCGTCTTTAATACCATTTTTATGGTGGACATCTTCTTCTTTGGTTAAGTATCTTCCAATAATTTTTTCCATTACCAATCTATGCTCTAACACATAGCCCCCACCACCCTTACCATTTCTTTTGGCAAATGGATGCTTAGGGCAATATGTAAAAATATATCCATCTCTTTTAGTAGTATATTTTCCACCTTTCCAGTGGGGACTATCTTCTCCCTTTGGGAATACTCTACCTTTTGAAGCATTACCTATATTTATTTTTACCTGTTCAAGTAAGACTGGATTTTTCTTTGTTTTTTCCCACCATTCTTTTCTTATTTGGGACATCTTTTGTTTATATTCTTCCGTATGTTTCATAAACCTAACCATTCCTTATTTTCCATATACCAATTTACAGTTCTCATTAAAGATAAATCAAAGCCTATCGGGTGTATCCATCCTAACTCACCCAACTTTTCTCCATTTAAACCATAATGTAAATCGTGCCCCTTCCTCAAACTGTGTGCATCTACTAATTTATATTTCAATGGTTCATTTAATATTTCTGAAACTTTCTGAGCCAATTCTAAATTACTGATTCTTCTTTCCCCAACTATATTAAATCTTTCTGGTTTACCATAATCAGGGTAAAATTTCACCATACAGTTTTTTAGTAAAAACAATATTGCGTCTGCGTGGTTACGTGCGTGTATCCAGTATCTTGAACCAGCCTTAGTCAGTTCTTGATTTGCGTGTATATCTAAAACCTCACCACTTAAAATCTTCTTTATAACCATTGGTAAAAACTTTTCAGGGTCTTGCATTTCTGCAAAATTATTCATAGTATTGGTTAGAATAACTGGAACCCCATAAGTTCTCCAATATGAAATAGCTATTGCTTCCTGACTTGCCTTTGAAGCTGAATAGGGATTTGATGGTAATATAGTATCCCATTCTCTGTGTGCCGTAAATTCATCTGTTGCACCATACGATTCATCAGTCCCTATCTGAATAAACTTCTCTGGTTTTATCTCCCTTGCCAGTTCAAGCATATTAAGGACTACTGCCACATTATTTTTAACAAAATCTACTGGGTCTGTTATAGACCTTTCTACGTGAGATTCAGACGCAAGATTAACGATATAATCCACCTTACCAATTTTATGTTTCAATATACTTGAAAAAGGTGCAGTTAAATCGTGTGTTAATATCTTTACCCTTGATTTATTATCTTGATAATGTTTATTCTGAGTTATTCTTTCCGAAATACCCTTGTGATTCCAACTATCTGTTCCAATTATTTCCCAATCGGTATTTAATAAAAAGTGAGATAAAAAATGGCTCCCAATAAAACCACCAATACCACTCAAGAATATTTTTTTCATTTTTTCTCCGTGACTATGGTTCTGAACACCTCTGCTGCGGGTTTACCTTTCAATGCTTTAATTGGATTTTTCCAATTATCCTTGCAAACCTTTAGTGCCTGCTTAATCACATCAAGAGTATAGAGAATTTCTCTTTCTCTGTGAGAAAAAGAAATGAAGTTAGCCCACCCAAAGAACACTCCCCTTTGAATACATTCTTGCCAAAATAACGACTTATGCACTCCACTTGGAAAATCAAAGAACGTTCTACAGGGATAACCCTTACACTCTGTTTCTAAATCTAACGATTTGGCTATCTCGTTATATCCATCTTTGAGATATTGTCCGTGATACCAAATATCCTCTATAACGTGTTCATCTTCTAAAATCTTGATAGTTTCTAAAGCCCCCACGATACCAAGTAAATCACCACCGAAAGTAGAACTAACAAAACAATCACCCTCTAACTCCTTCATATACTTTTTCTTACCGCAAACTACGGAAATAGGTATTCCGTTAGCCATATCTTTTCCAAATGTGGCTAAGTCGGGAGTTACCTTAAAGTATTTTTGAGCCGAATAACCAGTTGTTCTAAACCCAGTAACAACTTCATCAAATATTAATAATGCCCCATTTTTATGGGCAAGTTTTTTAACTTCACCTAAAAAGTTATCTCTTGGTTCTTCAAAGATACACGGTTCCATAATCACAGCCGCTAAGTTATATTTATCGGTAATATATTTTAGTGACTGTAGATTATTAAATTCAAATTTATGGACTAAGTGTTCATAACACTTGGGTATTCCTTTATTTTTCGGGGTAGATACTGTAAACCAATCGTGCCAGCCGTGATAACCACAGATTGCTATGTGTTCTCTTCCCGTATAAGAACGGGCTATCTTTATAGCAGCGGAATCAGCCTCTGAACCTGTTTTCAAGAACCTTGACATTTCCGCACAAGGTATTAACTCTTTTATCTTTTCCGCCAACTTTGTTTCTAATATTGATGTACAGATAAAAAGGTTTCCTCTACTTAATCTATCTGTTACCGCTTCAACCACTGGATGATATGCGTGTCCTAAAAGTATTGCTCCTAGACCTAAGGGATAATCTATAAATGTATTATTTTCATTATCTCCCACATAACATCCGTGTCCGTGTTCTAAGTAAATTGGGTAAACTCCTTCTACAAACTTGTTTGGCAT